ATCGTCGGTGATGACCGGCGTCCAGGTCGTGCGGAAGAGGATCGAAACGTCGTATTGCATCTCCGCGATCGGCGTTTCGTTGTTCAGCGCGGGCGTACCGAACACATGGCGGCGCTCGCCACGTTCGATGCTTTCAAGGCGCGTGTTGTCTGGATTGCCTGTGCCGGTGTGCGGATTGTGCGTGTCCAGCAGGTTCAGAATGTACTGGTCGGGCCACAGCCGGTTCATGATCCGCCAGTACGCGGCATCGATGCCCAGCTCGGCGGCGACCTGATCGTTGTTAGCGATCATCACCGAGAAGCCGATGCGAGTCGTGTGCTTGAAGCGGACGTTGCCCGCATTGCCATCGCCATCGGGCAGCATGACTTCATTGATGATGTAGACGCCGAGGTAGGGCAGCAGCTGCGACTGCACCGCCTGCATCTTGGTCTTGCGGCAGGTGTACCCGGCGAAGAACGGATCGCCTGCCAGGGCATCGAAGAACACGTCGCGGATCACCAGCGAGAAGCTCTGCGTCTCGGTGATGCCCATCGCTCACATCATCGTCTGATACTTCTTGATGGTCAGCATGGTCTGGCCGCCGCCGTCGCTCGATGCGTCCACGATCACGTATTCGCCGCGCGGCACGCCGTTGCAGTCAGCCGGGATGACGAGGTGATCGTTCTGCTCGGGCAGCACCGCGAATTCACTCTCGCGAATGTCGAGGATGGTGCGTTGATCGGAATAGATCGAGCCATCGATGCCGGCGACGTCGATGCTGTAGGTGTTGAGGATGCCGCGTCCATTGAATGCAGGTTGCCCCGGTTGCGATCTGATCGGATTGAATGTCACCGGCACGGCCCAGAAATCGAAGATCGGGCTCTGCAGCAGCACGTCGAGGTTTACGGCCATTCCATCGCCTCGGATGTCAGGGCGAGCATGCGGTCGTGAAGTTTCTCCTGCAGCTCGACGCGCAGGATCGGTCGGTTCGACCGCACCACCGGCGCGGTGCTGCCGATGCGGTACTGCTTCGGTCCCTGCTGTCGCGGCTGCTTGCGCCTTCGCGACGGATCGGCGGTGCGCGATGTCGGCCATATCTGCGTCGCGGCACTCGTCTCATCGGCGGAGGTTGCGACAATCATGTTGGGATACTTGCGGCGCATGTCATCGCGCTGCCACGTCACCAGCTCCTGCGGCACCGACTGCTGCAGCTCCTTGATCTGGCCGCCCCATGTGTTCAGCTTGTTCAGCAGCTGCTCGACGCCGCTGACCTTGATCTCAAACATGGAAGCGCATGTATTTGTAGAGCAGCGCGTTCACGGTATCGCCGGCCTGCGCCAGCGGACCCGAGCCGCTCTGGCCGGTCATTTGCTGCACGTCGAAGAACATCACGCGGCTCTCGCGATGCGAAATCGATTTGATTCCGCTGGTCTTGTTGCGCGTCATCTCGATGCGCGCCGCCGAAATCAGCAGGCCGGTGGCGGTCTTCAATGCGGGCGGCGCTTCATCGGGCAGCTCATAGCCGCCGCTATAGATCACGGTGATCGGCTCCGACCATGCGCCGTTCATGCGCAATTTGCCCGAGCCGTTTTCGACTTCGTAGGCCGCCGGATCGATCGCGCTGCCCTGCGGCGACTCGACCGACTCGATATCGGCGTCGTCGACCGGATAGTGGGTCAGGAACACGCGGGGACTATCGAACGGCGGCAGATCGCCGCGCCACGTCTCCTGCACCTTCTCCTTGGCGAAGACGCGATTGCACATGGTCGCGACAACGTCGCTGTATTGCTCGATCCACATCTCCAGCTGCTCGTCCTCGCTGGTGTCGGTGGCCGAGATGCCGAGGATCACTTTCAATTCATCAAGCGTCAGCAGCGCGTAGCTTTCGGCAGGCTCCAGCACCTTGACCCAGATGTCGGCCATCAGCGCGCCTCGGTGTGGAATTGCTCGAACAGGGAGCGCAACTCCAGCGGCGGCACCTCGCTGTCGTCGGACATGATCGGGGTGGCGGCGTAGGCCTCGCGATCGACCTGCCAGCCGAGAATGGTCGGCGCCTTCTCGCCCGGCAGGCCGCGCTCGCCGCGTGACCCCGCTTCGCCTGGCTCTCCCTTCGGCCCGTGCTTGCCGGGCCTGCCAGCGGAGGCGATCAGCTGCCAGCCGTCGCCCGGACACGGTCCCGGATCATCGGTGCGCGCGATGAAGCTGGAGCCGTTCAGCGCGACGATGGTGAGAAACGAATAGGTCTCGCCCTCGCGATAGGTGGCGGCGACTTTCGGCATCGCGGCGTCGCGGCCCTTGGCGGCGATGCACGCCCAGTCCTCGTGCGGCGGCGCGCGGGCCGTATCGCAGCGCGCCTGATAGGTGCCGCCCTGATGCAGGATGATGTCGCCCTCATAGTGGACAGCACCTTCGGCATACGGGCGGGCGCCCTTCAGCTGCCCCGGCGTGCCCGCCTTGCCGGGTTCGCCCTGCGCACCGGGCGGGCCTTGCTCGCCTTGTCTGCCTTCTTCGCCTTTTTCACCTTGCCTGCCATCTTCGCCTCGCTCTCCCTGGATGCCGGGCTCGCCTTTGGCGCCCGGCTCGCCGGCCTCGCCCTTGTTTCCCTGGTCGCCCTTGGCGCCGGGATCGCCGGGCTCGCCTTTCGCGCCGGGGTCGCCCTTGTCACCGGGCTCGCCCTTGTCGCCGGCCTCGCCTTTGTCGCCCTGATCGCCCTTGGCGCCGGGATCGCCGGGCTCGCCTTTCGCGCCGGGCGGGCCGGCAGGCCCCGGCGCACCATCCGCGCCGCTCCTGATTTCGGAGAGCCGCGCATTGATCTGTTCGGTCACCAGCTGCCGCAGCTCGGTGGCTTCGGCCTTCAGTGAAGCGATGACAGCCGTAGCCTGCGCGGTGACAGCCGCCGCCTGTGCCTCGATCAGGGCGCGCTCGCGCTGCCATTGCCTGCGCTCGGTGTCGAGCACGTCGGCCAGCGCTTCACGCCAAGCCTCAAGAAGTAAGTCGCCGGCGACCGATCCGCTCGGCGCTGGCAAGCAGGTTTCGGACTTCCCGTTGGATTGCATCTCGGTCGCCCTTCTGATCAGGCAGCGGAGCGGTCTCTGCAGGCGGTGCTGCCGGCGGCGCCGGTGCTGCGGGTATCTTGCCCACCGCGCTCAACGGCACGACCTGTTGCTGCACGCGCGGCTCGTCGCCGAAAGCGACGGCGTCGAAGCCCTCCAGCTGACGGGCTTCATTCGGCGCATAGATGCCGCCCTGTACGCCGCGCGCCAGTGCTTCAATTCGATCTTTCATCGCCGAGCGCAGCAGAGCTGCGGTGTCGAATTCGACGTACTCGTCGGGCTGGCCCTTCAGCACGAACAGCAGGCCGATGGCTTCCTCGATGTGATTGAGCGCGAAGCCGAGGCCGCTGGCGATCCAGCTCTGCATCAGCAGCTCGGTCGATGACAGATTGTTGCCGCCGATGCCGAGCACCTGCAGCGGAATGCGGAAGGCGAGCGCGATATGCTCGTTCGACAGCTTCATCACCTCGGCGGTGGCGGCGTCCTTGCCGCCCACGGACCATGGCTGCACCTTCAGCCCTGCGGTCAGGATCGGCGTGCCGCCCTGGTGCAGGCCCTTGGCCTGATCATTCCAGCGATCGCGCAGCGCCTGCACCTGATCCTTGTCGAGCTGCAGATCGGTCGAGAGCACCGCCGAGGGCCGCGCCTCGTTCATGTAGAAAGCATATTGCTGGCGCGCGATGGCCGTGCCGACGCCGATGTCGCTATAGGCCGCAACGATCGGCGACTCGCCCACCAGCGGTCGCGGGAAGCGATGGCGCACGGTATGCAGCCTGATGTGCAGCACGTCGCGCTGCGGCACGATCAGCTGCTCATCGCCAAGCCGCTTCTGGATCACGTCATTGCCGTACAGCTGATAGAACACGTCGCCCGTGGTCGCGAGCCGTGGATAGGACAGCATCGGGTCCATCAGATGCAGCTCATCGATCTCGTAGCGATCGTTGCGCAGCGCCAGGGCGTAGGCGTTGCCCTGCATGTAGAGCGAGCGCGTGGCGTTCAGCATGAAGTCGCTGATCGACTGGTAGTCGTTCGGATGTCTGAGGATGCGGGCGAGCGCCGAGTTCTTGACGCGATCCCGCCCGCCTTTGTCGTTCAGCCGCCAGTGATCGCCGGGGCACATCGCAACAGTCTGCGCGTAGGCCGAGACGCATGCCTCGACCATCGCCGACTGCGTCGATGGCCCGATCGGATCATAGCCGCGCTGCCACCAGTTCGCGCTCTCGCCGACGCCCGCAGGCAACCAGCCTCCGGTGACCGGCAGAAACCACGGGCCGGAATGATAATCGCCTTCACCCCGGCGCACGAACTGGTTCGCAATGCGCGCCAGCCAGCTGCGCGTGCTCATTCATGCTTCGCAGCGGGCGCCGATGATCTGGTCTGATAGTCGCCGCGAGACGGCTGCGCTTGCGGCTTAGTCTCGCGCGTGCTCGTCGCCGTAGCAGCAGCCACATTCGGATCAGGCGGCGATCCATCGGCCTCATGCTCGGTGACGTGCTCACCCGATGCAGCAAGGTCATTCTCTTCCTGCGTCGGCGTCGGCTTCACGCCGGCCATCACATCGCGCTGCTCGACCTGCTTCTTCTCGCGGGCCGACTTCTCATCGGCGAGGCGCTTTTTCGTCGCCTCGCTCTGCTCGTTTCGCTCTGCCATGTGATCCTCCCTGTTACCAAGTGACGCCGGCGACGTAGGCAACGACGCCGGGGCGGCGGATGGTCCAGTTGATGGGCAGGATCAGCCGCAGTGCGAGGCTGTCGGTCTGCCACAATGATTTCACCGGGTTTGCCGGCGTGCCGGGAGCTGCGCCGCTGACGATGTCGGCAGGCGCTGTGTCATCAAGGTGCAGCGTGGCTTGATCGCTGATCTCGAAGCGCGGGGCTTCGCCGCCCACGGCAACGAAGTCCGCTGCATCGATGGCGATGACTTCGCCGAGAGGCACGGTGCCCGAGTCGATGATCGGCCAGCCGGACAACGTGCCTCGGGCAACCTCGTCGCGGAATGGGAAGGTGCCCATACCTGGCATCGCGGTCAGTCCGATGCTGTTGACCTGCTGCGGGTTCATCAGCCACGCAGGATTGCGCACGTTGCCCTTAGTGCCGGTGAGCAAAGCACCAGAGAGCTGCTTGATATCGCCGACTAGCGCATTGAAGCCGCCGCCTGCAGTAGGCGTGAGGCCTGTAACGCCGTTCAGGATGCCGGCCGGCCGGATCACTGTCGCCGGATTGACATCCATCAAGACGCTGTCGAGCGAGATGGCCGTGTCCTGCGAGATCGCATCGCGCAGCAGGCCCTCGATGGCCGGCACGCTGTGCTCGTCAATCTCCCGGGTCCAGGTGGTGATGACGGCCATCTTCTTCGGCGTCAGGGTCTGCGACGTGAACATGCCCTGACGAACCGGGATCGGCAGACCCTCACCGACGAAGGAGCCGGCGATCGTCGGGGTGGTCGATCGGGTCGGAACGATGATCTTGCCGTTGCGCCCGAACTCCAGCGAGAGACCGAGGGCCGAGAGCCGGGGAAAGATCGACTTCGGCATCAGCGTCTGCATAAATTCGGTGACGATCTGCTGCACCAGCTCAGCTGCCCAGCCGGTGACCGTGGTCATGGCTGGCGCCGTTGCGGCTCTGGTTGCCCAGTCGAGCACTGCGCGCGTGGGCTCGTCGTCGCCGTAGATTTCTCGCGCCATGACATCGAGCGGCTTGCGATGCATATGCGCGAAGAGTTGGATGGTACCGGCCCGAACCAACAGCTCGATCGGCTCGACCTTCTTCCTCGGCATGCTGAACGGCCTGAGCGGCTGCAGCTGCTGCGGCTGCTGTTGGCCACGCGAGACGATGACGGCGCGGCCACCGTCATCGGATGTTGCGCCGAGATTGCGTTCGGTATCGCGCAAGGCCGCAAGCCCGCGCTCTTCCTGAGCGATCTTGTGGTTCAGATCGGTGGCGATTTGCAGCTGCTCGTCGCTGACGTTCGTATCATCGACCGTTTCGAAGTGCTTCTGCAGCTGATCGCGCAGCGCGTTGAGACGCGCTTCGGCAGCCGTGATCCTTTGAGCAAACGACATCGTCGTGCCCTTTCGCATAAGCGATGGTTTTTCGGCTTGCCCGCCGGTGATCCCGCGCCGCTTGACGTCGTCCTTCGTGCCTTTCCCGGCGAAGACGATGTCGATGGTCGCGGGAGAAATCTTCAGAGCCTTGGCGACGGCCAGCGCATTCGGATTGGCTGGCACGGACACCAAGCTGGTCTCGACCAACTCGGCCTTGGTGTAGAAGACGCCAAGCTGGCTTTCCTTGCGCGGCTTGGTCTCGATCGGCCTGAAGCCGACGCTGACCGCGCGCAAAATATCGGCGTCGATCAGCTTCCTGATCTCATCGATGCGATCCGATGTGCCTTCCGGCGCCAGCTCCAGCCGACCGCGCAGCTGCTTGTCGATGATGCGCAGGTTCTTCCACTTACCGATCGGGAAGTCGCTGCGGTGGCCGAACAGCGCAATGGGGTTTTTCTTGAAGTTGGTCAGGTCCCAGCTGCTGCTCAGGATCACATCGTCCATGCGATCCGGCGTCTCGTCGCTCAGCACGAATTCGAGATCGTTGACCTTGCCGGCATGGGTCTTGTGCCTGATGCCGTCGCCGGCAGCGCGTTCGTCCCAGATGATCTGGCAGACATCTTCATCGCCGACCTCGTCGGTGCAGCGGTCCATGAAGTCCTCGAAAGACTCGCCGTCGTCGGGCTCGATGTCCTGGCGCTGCGCCTTGGCAGCCGTGATGCCCATGGCTCATCCCTCCCGCGTTGGCAGGTTGGCTTTCCCGTTGACGGTGTTTGGTGGTCAGCGCTTCAGATGCTGCTCGATGGCAGCGAGGCGCTGCTCGATCCGATCCAGCCGGCGTGACAGCTCGGCGGCGCCCGTGGCGGTGAAATGCACTTCGCGCCAACGGCCCTTGCCGTCGCAGGCATAGAGGCCGATGGCCGGCGTGGTGATTGTGCGATCCGCGCCGGTCAGCAGCTCCAGCTGCGGCGGATTGTGCTCCAGCGTGATCCCGGCATCGAAGATGATGCGCTTGGTGACGGTCGGCCCTTCACCGAATGAGCTGATCCAGCCGTCGCCGGTAATGTGGACGATGTTGCTGTCAACGCTGTCATCGGGCGGCGCGATGGCGACCGTTTCAGCGCAGGTAAGCGTGACAGCTGGCGCCTCACCATGCGCGCAGCGCCAGAGCAAAATCGGCAAGGCATCAGTTCCGGCTCTTGCCCGCCTGCGAAGCCGCTGCCGACGCCTCCGCGGTTTCGAGCGCTATGGCGAATTTGCAATCTTCTCGCTGCTCGACCGGATGGTCGCGCGATCCCGACCGGAATTTGATGAATGCGATGGAGCGCACCCAACGCTCTTGGATGACAATGCCGATGCTCGGCTTCGCCGCAACCGTGATTTCCTCGCCGTTGCTGTTGAACAGGTCATTGTAGAATTCGCCATTGCTCGACACCTGAAACGTCAGATTTGCCGGCGTGAATTCCTGCGGCACGGTGATGCGGACGATCTCGCCGGACGAGCAATCGATCCCGTCCGACAGCGACTCGTCGGCCTTGATGGTCGGGCCGTCCAGAATGGCGAGCGGCATGGCGCAGTCTCCCTTTCAACGATGCCTGTTGGCAGGATGCTTCGGATCGGTCGGCCAGCCATCGGCATCGACATCGATGCCGTAGCCGCGCAGCTCGACGTAGCGCTTGCTGCTGTTGTGGCAGGGGGCGCAAAGCGACTGCAGCTCGCCCAGTGCGAAGAGGTTGTAATCGCCCTGGTGCGGGATCACGTGGTCGGCGACGGAGGCCGCTCTGACCACGCCGCGCTCGGCGCAGAACTTGCACAGCGGATGCTCCAAGAGCTGCAGCTTGCGGCGGCGCTGCCATAAGGCCGTGCCGTAGAAGTGCTGCCATGCTTCACGCATCAGGCGATCAAGGCCTCGATATCGATCGGCTTGGCCGTGCGATCCCGCGAGCGCAGGCCGAGCAGCATGGCCAGGGCAACGGCGCCGTCGATGCGAAAGCGCGCCTTGTCCTTGTCGAGCTTGCGATTGCCAGCCGGGTCCATCGTCGCGACCGCGTTGGCCATATTCCAATTCAGCACCGGATTATTCGGATGCACGAAATTGCGCTCGATGATGGCCAGCTCCAGCGCATCGATCGCCGGCCCCATGTCCTTGAAGCCTTGGCCCCAAGGCACCAGGCGCAGGCCGTCGCCGCTCTTTTCGCCGTCCTGATAAGCCTGCAGGCCGACGCGGTCGAATTCGCGCAGCAGATCGTTGATGCGCCAGCGGTCATAGGCGAGGCCTTTGACGC